CACCAACACGAACACGTTCTACGCGGCCACGATCACCGTCGGCCCGGCCAACCTCTCGCCGCAGCTCTACGTCAACGCGAACACGTTCTACGCGGCCGCCATTGTTCCGGGCGCGATCAACCTCTCTCCGGCCCTGTTCACCAACACGAATACGGTCTTCCCGCCTTCCGCCCGGTCGGTCAACCCGCTGCAGCCGCCGCTGCTGGTCAACCTCTCGATCTTCTACTCGGCGACGATCAGCGGCGGTAGCCCGGTGCCAATCCCGTTCAACCCATTCGACCGTCGCCAGAACATGATCGTTGAGGAGCTGCCGCGCCAGTCCATGACCGTGCAGGAGCTGCCGCGCCGGTCTATGATCGTGCAGGAACTGCCCCGAAAGAACATGGAGCCCAACGGCGTATAGTTTACACCCGCGCCTCTGTTTGGTATAACCGAGAGGCCAGAGATGCTCGCCCCACGTGGCGAGCTGCTGCCCTGAACCAGCGAGCACCCTCTTATGGCCTATTCCGGCACAGTATCGCAGACGACCTTCGACACGCGCCGCGTGATCGAGAACGCCACGCGTCGCTGCAAGCTGCCCGCGCAGTCCCTCACCGCCGAGCACGTGAGCATCGCGAACGACGTGCTGTACCTGCTGCTCTCGGATCTCGCCAACCAAGGCGTGCCGCTCTGGTGCGTGCAGGAGACGCTGTACCCGCTCTACGAGGGCGTGCCGATCATCGTCACCGAGAAGGGCACCGTTGACATCCTCAACACCAACCTGCGCTCGCTGCAGGAGGTGACTGGCACCAACATCGACACGTCCACGACCCGCATCACGCAGTTCACCAGCACCACGCCCGTCACGACCGTCGGCATCCGCTGGTCGGCACCGGCCGTGCCGATCGAGTTTTCGCGCTCCAATGACGGGGTGACGTGGACTATACTCCAAGCCGAAGTGCCTCAAGCGTCAGCCGGAGAGTGGACTTGGTACGATCTGTCCAGCGTAGTTGCAGCCACATACTTCCGCGTGCGGGCCACCAGCGGCACCCTCGGCTTCAGTCAGGTGTACCTCGGCAACACGCCGACGGAAATCCCGCTGGCCCGCCTGAACCGCGACGACTACACCAACCTGCCCAACAAGCAGTTCCAGAGCAATCGCCCGCTGCAGTATTGGCTCGATCGACAGTCCCTCTCCCCCGTGATGAACCTGTGGCCGGTGCCGAATATCGCCGCCACTGTCATGCAGGTCGTGGTCTGGTCGCACCGGCACATCATGGACGTTGGAACGATGACGCAGGAACTTGAGGTGCCGCAGCGCTGGTACGAGGCAATCGTGTCCATGCTCGCCGCCAAACTGGCGATGGAGTACGTCGAGGTCGATGCCAGCATGATCCCGCTGCTCGACCAGAAGGCGCAGCAGGCGCTCTACATCGCGCAGGCCGAGGAGCGCGACAACAGCCCGATGATGATCGCGCCCAACATCGCCGTGTACACGAGGTAAGCGCATGCCGATCTTCCTCGACACCCGTGGCAAGAGCACGCTGGCAATCGGCATCTGCGGACGCTGCAGCCGCAAGTTCTCCATGACCGAACTCCTGCCGGATCCCAACTATCCGGGCCTGCTGGTGTGCGACGCTGATCGCGACGACTACGACCCGTATCGCCTGCCGGCGCGGCAGCCGGAGAAGATCTCGCTACGCTTCGCGCGGCCGGACACACCCCTCGACCCCGGGGGCGCGGTATGAAGATCCTCGAGACCTCTGGCGTGCTCCCCACGTCTCGTGGAGGCGCTGGCGATGGCTCGCGCGCTGTCGCCAGCGCTCTTTCTTCTATTGACAGAGGAACTTTCTGATGGCCCAGAGCGGCTTCACACCCATTCAGCTCTACCGGGCGGTCACGCCCACTTTGGTGCCCTCGGCGGGCAACCTCGCGGCCGGCGAGCTGGCGATCAACCTCGCCGACGAGAAGCTGTACTTCAAGAACGCCAGCGGCGTCGTCAAGCTGCTGGCGGACTCTGCCGTAACCGGCACCGTCACCTCGGTGGCCGCGTCGGGTGGCACGACTGGCCTGAGCTTCACCGGCGGCCCGATCATCTCGAACGGCACGCTGACCCTCGCCGGCACCCTTGTCGCCGTCAACGGCGGCACAGGTCAGTCTTCGTACGCCGTCGGCGACATCCTCTTCGCCTCGACGACTACGGCCCTATCCAAACTGGCTGACGTTGCCACGGGCAATGCACTAATTTCGGGCGGCGTGGGCGCCGCACCGTCCTACGGCAAGATCGGTCTGACGACGCACGTCAGTGGCACTCTGGACGTGGCCAACGGCGGCACGGGGCAGACGACCTACACCAACGGTCAACTGCTGATCGGCAACACCACCGGCAACACGCTGGCCAAGGCCACGCTGACTGCTGGCACGAATATCAGCATCACCAACGGTGCCGGCGCGATCACCATCAACGCCACGGATCAGTTTGTCGGCACGGTCACCTCGGTGGGTGGCACTGGCACAGTCAGCGGTATCACGCTCACGGGCACTGTGACGACTTCGGGCAGCCTTACGCTTGGCGGAACGCTCTCGGTCACGCCGTCAAACTTCGCCTCGCAGACGGCGAATACGTTTCTCGCGGCCCCCAATGGCGCGGCGGGCACACCCACGTTCCGCGCGATTGTCGCGGCTGACGTACCGACATTGAACCAGAACACGACCGGCACGGCGGCGAACGTCACCGGCACCGTAGCCATCGCCAACGGCGGTACCGGGGCAACGACGACGGGGGCAGCACGCACCGCACTTGGCGCGACCACGCTGGGCGGTAACATCTTCGTCATCCCCAACCCCAGCGCGGTCACGTTCCCGCGCTTCAACGCCGACAACACCGTCTCCGCGCTGGATGCCGCCTCGTTCCTCACGGCTATCGGCGCAGGCTCGGGCAGCGGCACCGTCACCTCGGTGAGCGGCACTGGCACGGTCAACGGCATCACGCTCACTGGCACCGTGACTTCGTCGGGCAGCCTGACGCTGGGCGGTACCCTTAGCAACGTATCCCTAACCTCGCAGGTTACGGGTACGCTGCCTGTAGCTAATGGAGGCACCGGTGCCACTGACGCCGGCACCGCCCGCTCCAACCTGAGCGCGGCGGCATCGGGGGCTGTGGGCTCCAGCGGCCTGACGATGAACACGGCCCGCATGCTGGGCCGCACCACGGCCAGCGCCGGGGCCATCGAAGAGATCAGCATCGGCACCGGCCTTTCACTGTCGGCCGGCACTCTGTCGTCCACGGCGTCTGGCGGCACCGTGACGAGTGTGGATGCCTCGGGCGGCACGACTGGTCTGACGTTCACCGGCGGCCCGGTTACTGGGTCGGGAACGCTGACGCTGAGCGGCACTCTGGCAGTCGCCAACGGCGGCACGGGAGGCACGACGCAGAGCGCCGGGCGAGCCGGTCTGGGCGCGACCACTGTCGGCGAAAACCTCTTCACCCTCGGTAACCCAAGTGCGATACGCTTCCTGCGCGTCAACGCCGACAACACGGTCAGCGCACTTGACGCGCCGAACTTCCGCACGGCCATCGGCGCGGGCACGGGATCCGGCACGGTCACCAGCGTTGACGCCTCGGGCGGCACGACTGGCCTGAGCTTCAGTGGCGGCCCGGTTACTGGGTCAGGGACGCTGACCCTCGCCGGCACGCTCGCCGTCACCAATGGTGGCACCGGTGGCACAACGCAGAGCACCGCGCGATCGGGTCTGGGTGCCACGGCGGTGGGGGCCAACTTCTTCACGCTGACCAACCCAAGCTCTGTGACCTTCGTCCGCATCAACTCGGACAACACAATCAGCACCCTCGACGCGCCGACTTTCCGCACGGCCATCGGCGCGGGCACCAGCTCGACCACGGGCACGGTCACCTCGGTCAGCGGCACTGGTTCGACCAACGGCCTGTCCCTCTCCGGCACGGTTACCGGCAGCGGCAACATCACACTGAGCGGTAGCGTCACTTCGGTGGCCACCTCGGCAACCATCGACGGCGTCACCATCGGTTACCGCAGCATCCCCCGCTCGACCACGAGCGGCACCGCAGTGGTGGCTGATGTCGGCAAGTGCATCGCGGTCACTGCGGGTATCACGATCCCGAACAGCACCTTTGCCGCCGGGGACGCCATCTCTATCTACAACGATAGCGGGTCGTCCGTCACGATCACGGCAGGGGTAACTACTCTGCGCCTTGCGGGGACAACCACTACAGGCAACCGCACGCTGGCCGCGCGCGGCTTGGCTACCGTCTGGTTCAACAGCGCGACTGAAGCGGTCATCTCCGGCGCGGGGGTCAGCTAATGAGCGGCATCCAGATGGCGCTGCTCGGGAGCGGTGGTAGCGCGCCGACGTTCCCGTTGCCTACCCCAACCAATGTTTCGGTAACCGACACTGCTCCAGTTGAAGCGGGTTACAGCCTTCGAAGCGACGGCGTCGTATCGAAAATCGAAAATGGTTTGGAGACCACTATCGGAAACTGGATTGTCCCAAATACAACGGCTTCTAGTTACGAGGTCAAGGCAACTCTTGTCTCTGGTTCCGTCTCCACTGGAACGACGGGAAGCTATCTTAGCCTCGGAACCACTCGCACGTGGGGCGTGGCAGCGAACACCTCTGGGACAAATCAGGGCTGCACATTGACTATCGAAGTGCGTCTCACATCCGGCCCCGGCCCGGTGGTCGCAACCGCAACGGTGACTTTGTACGCGGAGTATTTCTGATGCTTGAGCAACTCATCAGCCGGGTCTTCTACGCCCGCAACCTCGCCCACTTTGACCACTGGCGGACGAAGTCCTTCAGCCAGCACATGGCGCTGGCCACGTTCTACGATGAAATCATCGAGGCGCTCGACGCGCTGGTCGAGGCGCATCAGGGCCAGTATGGCCTGATCGGCAACATCCCCGCGCCGGGCGACACCGCAGGCGACAGCCTGAAGATCCTCAAGGCCGACGCCGCGTGGATCGAGAAGAACCACGAGGAAATCTGCGGCGGCAACCGCGCGATCGCCAACCTGATCGACACCGTCACGGGCATCTACCTCTCCACCATCTACAAGCTGGAGAACCTGAAGTGAGCGACGACGTTAACCTCCGGCTGACCACGCACGAGGCCGTCTGCGCCGAGCGCTGGCGCGAGACCATCCTGCGGATCAAGCGCCTCGAGGCGGTGATGATCGGCTGCGCGGGCGGCATCATTGCGCTGCTCGCGGCAATTGCGTTCAAGGTGTCCTGACATGAGCTTCTGGGATCGTTTCGAGAGCACCCGCGACGGCATCGAGGACACGGTCGAGTTCACGATCCGCATGGCCGTTGTCACGCTGGCCTGCGTCGTGCTGGTCGTCGTGGTCGCGCTGGTCATCGGCATGTTCGCGCCTAACAACGTGGTGGACAGCGACAAGGTCTTCGAGATCGTCGGCCCTGCCTTCAACATGGTCATCGGCGCGTTCGTCGGCCTGCTGGGCGGCCTGAGCCTCAACGCCAACGCGCGTGATAAGAAGCCGGAAGAACCCGCTCCGGTCGAGCCGCTGCCTGCGCCAGAGCCGCCTGCCGCTGTGGCCGACGATGACGACGATGACATGGCCCCGTGGGAGAAGTACCGCAACGACCTGCGCTATGACGCCAACGGCGACGGCGTGGTCGATGAGAGCGACTTTCCTGACTGGCGCAATCCGGGGGCGTAATGGCTGGCAACCTCTCCACCGTTGAACTGATCGGCCAGCTTTGGCCGATTGTTCTGGCGTTCATCTCTTTGACCATCATCCTCGCCAAGATGGATGTGCGTCTTGCCGTGGTTGAGGAGAAGATCAAGGCGCTGTTCGAGCTATGGAATAAGAACAAATGAGCCTTGTAGACCTCCAGAAAAAGATTGGCGTCACCGCTGACGGTGCGTTTGGTCCGGGCACGCTCAAGGCTGCTGCGGCCTACTACAAGCTGAACAAGAGCCGCGCCGCGCACTTCTTTGCCCAGACGGCGCACGAAACCGGCGGCTTCAAGGCGTTCAGTGAGAACCTGAACTACGGCGCGAAGGGCCTGCGCGGCATCTTCGGTAAGTATTTCCCCACCGAAGCCATGGCTAAGGCGTATGAGCGCCAGCCGCAGAAGATTGCCAACCGCGTTTATGCCAGCCGCATGGGCAACAGTGTCGAGGCGTCTGGCGACGGGTGGAAGTACCGTGGGCGCGGTGCGCTCCAGTTGACGGGCAAGGCAAACTATCAGGCGTTTGCAGACTACATCGACCGCCCAGACGTGATGACCAACCCTGATCTAGTGGCCGGCGAACTTTGTTTTGAAAGCGCCCTGTGGTTTTTCGACAAGAACAAGCTCTGGGGCATCTGCGACCAAGGCATCAACGACGCCGCCATCCTTGCGCTGACCAAGCGGATCAACGGCGGCACCCATGGTCTGGATGACCGCATGGCGAAAACGAAGAAGTTCGCCGGGTGGCTGGCGTGAACGTCAACTGGGGCGACATCCTGAAGGGCGCTGTGCCCATCCTGATCGCCTGCATTGCGTGGCTGCTGGGTCAGGTGAACACGTTTGAGACCCGGCTGACCAAGATTGAGGCGGCGATGCCTGTCCTGATCACGCCGGATGGCGTACCCACGGACAGCCCGCTTTCGGCAAGGGCCAGAGGGGAATTGCGTGAGCATCTGACAACCGAGATCAACGACCTGAAGGTGCGCGTCGGGGTCATCGAAAGCAAAGCTAAATGATCCCCAACCCGATCATGCTTTACGCGGCGGCAGGCGCTCTCCTCGTCGGTGCCGTCGCAGGATACAAAGTCCGCGATTGGCAGTGTGACGCGGCGTATGCAAAGGCTCTGGAAAAGGCGGGAAAGCAACGTGCTAAAGCCGACATCATCCTCGACAAAAAGGCCGCAGAATATGAAGAAACACGCGCCGCTGCCGATGTGCGCTCCGTCGAGCGGACTAACACCATTCGTGAGATTTACCACACGGTGCCTGCCGCTGCTGCCAGTTGCGCTCCTCCTGACGACGCTGTCCGGGTGCTCCTCGAAGTCATCGGTAATCCAGACACTGAAGCCGCCGCCGGCCAATCTGGCGAGCCCGTGTTCCCAGTTAAACAACCCGCCCAAGCCCTTCCTCGACCCAGCCCGGCTGCTGTGGGAAAAAGACCTGATCGAGCGGAGGAATGACTGCGCGGAGAAACACCGGCTGACCATCGAGGCGTGGCGCGAAGCTAGTCAATTGCCGCAAAAGTGATATAAGGACATCCCATGGCCACGACGATGACCTTCACGACGCTCCAGCAGGACGTGCGGCGCTATCTTGAGCGCGGCACGACCTACGCGTCCGACCCCGTCGTTTTCGAGCAAATCCCGCGCCTGATCAATCTGGCTGAGCGGCGCATCGCGCGCGAGCTCAAGATCCAAGGCTTCATCAACGTCGTCAGCGGCACGCTGCAGAGCGGCGTGGCCGTCTACCCCAAGCCCGACCGCTGGCGCGACACGGTGAGCATCAACATCGGCACCGGCAATCAGAACAACACGCGCAATGTGCTCTTCTCGCGCGCCTACGAGTATCTGCTGAGCTACTGGCCGGATCGCACCGCGACTTCTCAGCCGATC